TGGGACCCCCCCGAATCAGAAAACAATTTTTGGTTCCCCTGTAAGACAAAACTTGTTCTCCCTGTAAAATCAATTTAGCGATTTATAGAACAGTCAAAATTGTTTACAAAAATTACACTTTTACATAAAACAAAATTATCGTCTACAAAATTTAAAAAAGGAGTTGTACATAATACAAAGTTATGTTATAATATAGTATACGTATAAGAGAAGTAGCCGAGAGGACTTTATGCCTAATAAAGTAAAACCGGTGTGGTAGATGTAAAGTGGAATGTTGATAATAAGAAAGGTTTGGTGTGGTAAATGAAAAGAGTAATGCTAATTGAAAATAAGAAAGGCTTGGTATTTACTTATTTTGGCGCTAGATTTAATATGAGCTATGATTTAAGAGAAAAGCTTGATATGATTACAGCGAACACAAATATAAGTGATAAGGCTTATTATAGAATGTATTGTAACTTTCATAAAATGATGTATGAAGAAGAATGGTTTTTTGATAATATTGATACAGTAATAAATAATTATGGAGAGAAAATCAATTATCAATCCGCTGTTTGCTTAATGGACTATGACTTACGAATGGAAGTTGATTATGATTTGGCTCCTTGTCCATCACAGAAGTTTTTTGAGGAATACTGCAAAAGGCATTTTGAATACTTTGGAGAAGAATTTGAAGCGAATAAATAGAACCTTGTTGAATTAGGGGGTTTGTAAGCTGTATAAAGCGGGAGGGTTAAATATGGGAAATATTTTAAATTTATTAAAGAAGGGTGACATTTCGTTTGGATCTGTTGTAACCGATCTATTTGAAAAATATCATGATGATAAGTATAGATGTAATATACCCCCATCTATGATGGAAGAATATGGTTTGTACCAGAGAGCAATCAATAAGGGATTAGCAGCAGCCAGAAAGGAGGAAATACATAGCTGCATACCATTTATAATAGAAAGGATAAGAAATGAGAAGAAAAATTAAAATCGCAAGGATTCACTTTTACGAGGTGAAAGAAGATGATGAAGGTTTTGTTTGTTCTGAAGAACAAGTGTTAGAGTTTTTTATGAAAAAGGCGCTATCCGATAATGATGTTAGAAAGATTTTGAAAAAGGCTGGAATTACTGATGCTGTTAAGATTCGTTTAGAAGTAGTTGAGGAAATGCGGTATATGGAAGACGATTTCTTTTTGAAGAATAGCTGTAAATTAAGTGACGTATTGAAAGGAGAAAAATAATGGAAAACATGAATTTACCGGTAGGAATGTACGAACAGAAGAATTACATTGATGAGCTGACCGAAAAGAAGGTGACGCAGTACGTATCTTTTGAGCCTAAAACAAAAGAGGAGAAAAAGATATTGTTTAAGGCCATGAACAATCCCGAGAAGCACCTGAAAGACTGCATCAACATGAAGGTAAAGATACAAAATGTGTACTGTGAAGTGGTTGAAATGACTAACGATGAAACAGGCCATGTGCAAGTCGTCCCTCGCATTGTATTGATTGATGATAAGGGTGTAGGGTATCAGTGTGTATCCATGGGAGTTTATGGTGCCGTAAAGAAATTGTTCCAGATTATGGGAACGCCGGAGACTTGGGAAGAGCCGGTAGAGGTTATTGTAAAACAAGTGAATCGCGGCGTTGATAAGAACATACTCACGTTTGAGCTTGTGTAAAAAAAAAAATGGCGGGTAGTTTACCCGCTTATTTTATAGGAGGGAAGGAATGGGAAAGGTATCTAATTATGTACTGCAACAGCGCAGGAAAAAGGTAACCAATTTAGTACGGCAGTTTAATGCAAAATTAACTCGAGTAGCAAAAAAGAATCCTGAAATGGCACCGTTTTTACCGGAACGAATTAGTGTATCGAAGTTTATGAATGAGACAGATGCTAAACGTTTTAATCAGTTAGTGCGAACATATTCCCGATTTTTGAAGCCTGGACAAGAACAACTGAAACGTTTGAGTAAAGATGTTATAAAAACTAAATGGGAAATTGGAACCTATCGAGTGGACTTGAGACGTGTGAATAAAAAGAAAAAAGAACGACAGAATAAGGTAAGTTATGAAAAGGGGAATACAAGAACGATACAAACCGAAAACTTAAATACATACAACAGAAAAGAAAGGGATTTGACTAACCGAATGTTTGATATGTTTCGAAAGGCTTTCGAGAATCAGTTGAGAAGTACATATGCGCACGAAGTGAATGCTATATACAAACAAAATTATTTAATGGCATTAGACAGAAATTGGAAAAAAACGGATCAGTATTCGGAAATAAAAAGAATTGTTAGTAGTTTACCGGAAGATTTAGTTGGAGAAGCTGTTTATTTTGATGCTGTGTTTGAAATGAATTATTATTATCAAGTTTTTGAACAAGACGAAAATGCAAAACGTGTACTTAAGTATTGGACAGAAGTAGAAAGGGCCTACCGTCAAGGAGCAAGTATCGAGGATATTAGAAATGCGTTTGATGATTATGCCCTCCCCGATGCCCGATGGAAATATTTAAGAGAAAAGTGGCCGGATAAGGAAGAATAAGAAATGAAAGCCTACTGGGTGATGGACTTTGAGACAAATAATAATGAGGAAGATTGTCGGGTGTGGGCCTTTGCTTGTTGTTCTGTGAATAACCCAGAAGAAATCTATTATGGGGATACGATTGAAGAAGCGTTGTTGTTAATGTCACAGCTTGGTGGTATTTTTTATTTTCATAATTTGAAATTTGATGGTAATTTTATTGTGGCATATTTGATGCTGAATGGATATAAATGGGTAAAATATAGAAACGTAGAAAGGTTTGAGTTTACAACGATGATTTCAGATATGAATCAGTGGTATACAATGCGAATTGGTTTTGATGATGTTGTAGAAATTCGAGACAGCTATAAAATATTACCAATGAAAGTGAAAGAAATAGCGAAAGCGTTTCATTTAGAGGAAGGAAAGGGAGAAATTGATTATAATTTAGATCGTCCGATAGGATACACTATGACGGAAGAAGAAAAGGATTATGTTCGTCGTGATGTTCAAATCGTTGCGCAAGCAATTTTTGTATTATATCAACAAGGAATGCGAAAAATCACGCAGGCGAGCAATGCGTTTTATGATTATAAACAAATTATAGGGAAAAAGGCGTTTGATGCTTATTTCCCTGTATTAGAGTATGATGCAGATATTCGTCAGGCGTATCGAGGAGGGTATGTTTATGCTAATAAACGTTATGTAGGAAAGGATATTAGAAAAGGTCTTGTATTTGATGTGAATAGTTTGTACCCCTATGTGTTAGCATACATGATGTTACCCTATGGGGAAGGGAAGCTATTTCATGGACAATATGAATATGATGACGAGTATTCTTTGTATGTACAGTGTATTACGTTTACAGCCGTATTAAAGGAAGGCTTCCTTCCAATAATACAGTTAAAGAATAGCGGAAGATATGCGCCTGCACAATACTTAGAAGAGATCGACGAACCGCAAGAGCTATATGTGACACATTTAGATTTAGAACTGATGAAACGACATTATGATATTAAAATACATGAATGGAAAGGGGGTTGGAAATTTCGGCAGTCAAACCAGATGTTTAACGAATATGTAATGAAATGGACAAAAGAAAAGACGGAAGCAACGTTAGAGAAAAATGGTGGTCGTAGAACAATTGCTAAATTGATGCAGAATGCGTTATACGGAAGGTTTGGATTGAATCCTGTGGTTCGTTCGAAGTATCCCGTATTGATGAACGATGAGGTGGTATATAAAACCAGCGAAAAGGAATATCGAAAGCCTGTGTATATTCCTGTAGCAGTGTATACGACTTCTTGGGCCAGATATATTACTATTTGTGCTGCACAACAAAATTATGATAGATTTTTATACGCAGATACAGATTCCTTACATTTAATGGGAGATGAGCATCCGAAAATGCTTGAAGTAGATAATGTAAAGTTAGGTGCCTGGAAACTGGAAATGAAATTTGAATATGGAAGATATTTACGTTCGAAAAGCTATATGGAGTTAGAGTTTGTGACCGAAGAAGAAATGGAACAACGTATTGCAAAAGAAACGCCTGCGCATTTATTTATTCCGTATGGGAGGGGATTTTTATTTAAGAAGATTACCTGTGCAGGGCTTCCAGAGCAATGCTTTTCTCAAGTGACCTGGGAAAATTTTCATGAGGGAGTCGAATACAGTGGAAAGTTACAACAACGTGTGGTAAAGGGAGGAGTTGTACTGAAAGAAACGACCTTTAAAATTATTTGATTTTCTTTTATAAATATGGTATAATTAAGGTAGGGAAGAGAATTGAAATGGTACTTTACTTTTCGTTATGCGGGTGTCACGCAGTAACATGTGCCGCATACGATATGTGCTGACCCACAAAGTAAAAGGTTCAATTCTCTCCTGTAATATAGAGGGATTAAAATGTATTATAGTTTAGTGCCGTTATTATCCCATAACGCATTTATCAATATGACAGTGGGAGGCCGAGGAATTGGAAAATCATTCGCCTGTAAAGAGCTATTTATTCGTAAGTTTGTGAAAGCAAAAGAGCAATTTGTATACGTTAGGCGTAGAGATAAAGAGTTACAACGAGTCAAAGACGATTTGTTTGCGGATTTGATGAAGGAAGGAAAAGCGCAGAATCGCCACATTAAAAATATAGGGGATAAGTATTATATCAGTCGAGAACAATTAGGAAAGTGCGAGATCACAGAAATGACATATGATGTGTGTGGGTACTGTGTTGCTTTAACATCATGCGATGACTTTAAGAGTGCGTCGTATCCTTATGTACAATGGGTTTTGTTTGATGAGTTTTTATTTGAAGAGAAAGCCGGAAAGAAGTATCTAAAAAATGAAGTGAATAATTTTTTGGGCTTGTTAGAAACCATTATTCGAAATCGTAAAGGTGTTCGTGTAATAATGATGGCGAATGCTCTTTCTTTGGTAAATCCCTATACGGTGTATTGGGGATTAGACCGAAAGTATGAGGAAGGGGAAACAGCGTATTATAAAGCAGATAAAGGGAAAGTTTGTTTAGAGATTGCATCGACATCAGCGGAATTTTTAGAAATGAAAATGAAGTCTGATTTAGCGATGGTAACGAAAAAGGACAAATTTTTTGAAAGCAATTACAACAATAAGTTTATGCTGGATAGTATTTGTTTTTTACGAGAACTTCCAAATCAAAACAAACTGAAATACATTACTACAATTAAATTCGATGGGCAGATGTATGGTATATGGGCTTATAATAAGAAAAGGGAATTATACATTTCGGAGAAGTATCAAAGGACATACCCTGTCGTATATGCACTGCAAGTAGAGGAACACGACGATAGCACAACGTTTATTGGGTTTAACTATAGAAATGGGTTTTTGAAGGTTCTTTTAGATAATTATAGACAAGGAAAGGTATATTGCGATACCCAGCGCAGTAAAAATTTAATGGAAGAGATTGTTTCACACAAGTTTATGTAAGGAGGTAGGATCATGGATATTACACAACTGATTAGCAATCTAGGATTTCCCATTGCCGCTTGTTTTGTAATGGCGTATTACGTGAAGTATACGACTGATCGTTATCAAAAGCAAATTGATGATATTCGGAAATCCCATGAAGAGGAAACAAAAAAATTAGCGGAAGCTGTCAATAACAATACGATGGCACTTAAGTTATTAACGGAGAAATTAGACAATGTATAGTTTATTTAAGTCCCTTCCGATTGATATTGATTATAAGAAGGAATTTCGAGTTACTTCCATGTATGGCAAGAGAAATACAGGGATTGCAGGTGCATCTACCTTTCATAAAGGAATTGATATTGGTCGGAATATTTCAAGGCATATCACTTATGTAAAGTCTGTTGCAGCTGGGTACGTTGTCGATATTGGATTTACGAAATACCGAGGGAACTATATTAAAATTAAGCATGCGGGAGGGTATGACACCCTGTACCAACATCTTGAAAAGATGTATGTTTCATTGAATGATACGGTATCGTTTGGAACAATTATCGGAGTTATGGGTAATTCGTCCGACCCCTCGGTATTAAAAATAGCAACGCACTTACATATGGAAGTGCATTACAACGGGAAAGAAATTGACCCGTACCCGTTTATTGCAGATGTGTTTAACAACAGGTGGATAGAAATGACAAGAGAAGAAACACTATCGTTAATTCGAGAAGAAATCGAGTCCCGTGTGTTTAATGCGGATACAGAGCCTTCCCTATGGGCCGCTGATGCTTGGAGCCGTTATACAAAGCAAGGTATTTTTGATGGTAAAAAACCACAAAGTGTTGTCACCCGGCAGCAACTTGCTGTGATATTGGATAAATTAAATATCTGATGGAATGGCAGTATAAGGTCAGTGGCCCTTTATCACAGGAGGGGCAGCAAATCAATGTAAAAATGATATGGCGTGAGTTTCGAGGGTGGACGTTAGAAAGTGTGGCTGCAATGTGCGCTAACTTTCAAGCAGAATCCGGGTTAAATCCTTGGAGATATGAAAATGATGACCCAACGACAAATCCGGATAGCAATAAGTCAGGGTTTGGATTAGCGCAGTGGACCCCAAGAAATAAGTTGATTCGTTGGGCAGAATCGTATGACCCTTCTCTTGACTGGAAGAATGGTAGCGTACAGTGCCGTCGAATCAAGTATGAGATGCGGGAGGGCTTGCAATGGGGTAAAACTAGCGAGTATCCATTAACGTTTGAAGAATTTTCAAAAAGTCGAAAGCCACCGGGCTATTTAGCGTATGCGTTTATGTATAATTATGAACGTCCAAGAGACAAAAATCAGCCGTGGAGAATTGAGTATGCGAATAAGTGGTTTAACTATTTAGGAGGAATTCGAGCGCCGGGAAAAATGCCATTATGGTTTATGGTTGATCGTTATATTTTATAAGGAGGTAATTGTGGCATTATTAACAAAAACGGGGTACAATAATATCCTAAAGAGAATGTATGAAGGGACAGGTATGAGTGCCGATTTAGAGGCAGATTTCGACCGTTTAAGGGCCGATTATGATGAGCGAGAGGGGTACTTACGGGAAGGTGGTGAAGTGTATGACGGTGATGATAAAGAAGAGTATGAGTATGTAAAAATAGCCGTAGAAGCCCCTGCAATCACGGAGGCGAATGTAACTGATACGGTGGAGCATTGGAGAAGTGAATACAATGCACTGAAAGAGCGCTATATTAACCGGTTTTTCGGAGGAGATTCCATCGCAGAAGATACTACAATTTTAGGAGAGGACGAAACCGAAACGGAAAATAGCGAAGAAAAAACAACGTACGAGGATTTATTTGAATAAGAAAGGGGTAGAAAATGCCTAAAATTCCAGAAACGAAAACCTTAAAAGCTTCCACTACAGATATGTTAAATGCGGTACGTTCCGATTTAGAGAACCAGTTTAACGAACCGTTTCCTTTGGCTGATGGGACTTTAGAAACATTAGCTGCTATTGGAGAGGCTGTTACAACTCCGGGTCCTGTTAGAAACGCATTTCTTCCGGCATTGATGAATCGTATTGCTTTAGTTACGGTTCAGAGCCGTCAGTATCAAAATCCCTGGGCTATGTTCAAAAAGGGAATTATGAAGTATGGGGATTCCATTGAAGAAATTTTTGTGAACATGGCAAAGGTGAAGCAGTTTGACCCTGACCGGGCCGAACGTGAGGTATTCAAAAGAGAAAAACCTGATGTGCAGGCAACCTTCCATCGCATGAATTACCAGAAGTATTACAAAATCACCATTAGTACGCAGGAGTTGCGGCAAGCGTTCTTAAGTGAGGAGGGGCTTTATGATCTGGTAAATCGAATCATAGAGCAGATGTATACGGCATCAAACTATGATGAGTTTTTGGTAATGAAGTACATGATTGGGAAAATGGCGCTCAATGGTGCAGTTGCCACAGAGACCATACAGACTATTACCGAAACGACAGCGAAAGGTGTTATCACAAAGTTTAAGGCGATGCTAAATAACTGGCAGTTTTTTTCCAGAAACTATAATGCTGCTCACGTAAGAAACTACACCGACCCCCGCGATGCGATTATGATAACCCGCGGCGATGTCGATGCTATCTTTGATGTTGAAGTGCTGGCAGCAGCGTTTCAGCTTCCCTATGTTGATTTCATAAAGAATCGAGTGCTTGTGGATAGCTTCGAAATGACGGACGAGGAGCGTTTGATTGAGATTCTAACCACAGGAGATACGCCGTATATTCCTTTTACGCCAGAAGAAAATGAGCGCTTGAAAAAGCTTGCGACCTTTATATGTGATCGGTCTTGGTTTATGATCTTCGACAACATCAATGAAATAGAGGATATCAGAAACCCGGAGGGGTTGTATACCAATTACGACTATCATTGTTGGAAAACGTTTTCCGCCTCGCCTTACAGTAACGCCTGTGCGTTCTTTATGACTGATGGGACGATTACCGACCCAACCATTACTTCCGTTACTGTTGCCCCCAAGACCTTTACGTTGCAGCCGTCCATTTTAGCACCTGATACTGTCACATTAACTGCGACAGTTGCCGGAACAGGAGATTTCAACCGTGGAGTTACCTGGTCGATTCCTGAGACACAGGGAGTCACTATCAATTCGCAGGGGGAAATTGCAGCAACCATAGGTGCCGAAGATGGCACAGTCACCGTAACGGCAACTGCCATCGGCGACAGAACCAAAACAGATACAGCAACCATAACTATCGCAAAAAAAAATTAACCGTGGAGATTCGAGGTGATGCTACTGTGTATAAAGATAAAATTTTACATTTAGAAGCGGTAGCAGACGGACAGTTAATCCCTGCGGAATATGTGGAGTGGGAAATATGACATACAAAGAAAATCCATTGAATCAGGTAATGAATGAAGAGGGGAGTTACACCGTAATATGTAACGTGACCGGTGCGAAAGAACCTGTCACAAAAACAATCATTGTCAAACCGTTATTTGATTTAACGGTGGAAGGTGCAACTGAACTTTACGTTGGAGAAGCGTTAGAGCTGACAGCGAAAAACGGCAGCACCGTAATTGATGGGAATGATGTACTATGGGAAGTAAACAAACAATCATAGGTAATCCGTTACTAATTACCGACCTCACGGTCGGTAATTATGTAATACAGTGCAAAGCAAGAGGGGGGAATGAAATGATCGAAACATCAGTACATGTAACGGAAGCAAGAGAAGCAGCTACATTTTTTAGTAATTCCATGAGTGTATGGAAATATTTCAATTATGTAAACACGGTTCCAATACCCGCAGGATTAAATAAAATATTCTCACCTACTGTTTTAAGTGATAGTAAGGTAAACAAGATAGAAGTTACAATAGAAGAAGAAACTGCCATATTAGAAATTCCCTCTATAGATGGGAAAACAGTAACTACAACTATGAGTAACGGAATTGTTTTAAAGGCATATTCCAATACAACAAATACAAGTTATATATCCGATTACACTGATAAAAAGTATCGGTATTCTTTTGACTTTATGCTAAACTTTGCAAGCACAAGAATAGATGATGTTCCAATTTACATTTCTATTTATAATGCCGATAGTACAATTAAATTCCCTGTAATACGTCAAAAGGAATTTTCTGTATCCGAATTGAAAGATCAAACGCCTTTGGACTTGTATAAAGTGTATTTACTAAAATTTACTATGGCTAATGCAAAAGGAATTGAGGTAACAAGCACAAACACACCGTTAAGTTTGAAAAATAATAGCGGTTTTTCAAAAAATAAAACGATAAAAGTAACAAGCGCTACAACGCCGATCTATTGTTTTTGTTATGAAAATGGAAGCGAAATAAGATTCGGTCGAGTTGGAGAAACAAAATACAAGTTGGAGGCGAGGTAAATGAGCCTAATTACCCCCTACATTACCCCAGAAACAAGAATCTATCTTTTGTGGAATGTGCCGTTAGATTCGTCGTATACCGATACATTAACGTTTTCTTCCGAAGCAACGCAAGCCCAATATTTCTTATCCCATACTAAAGATGCACACGGTAGACAGTACAGTTTTACAGACTGTACGCCTGTGCGTATGCAGAACAGGATACGTCTTCCGATTGCTGCGGATAATATTTATGATTGCAATTACCTGATGTTCAATAACAAGCGATACGAAACGAAATGGTACTATTGCTTTATTGATGAAATTCTTTTCATCAATGAAAACATGTGTGAAATTGCATTCAGCCTTGATGTCATGCAAACTTGGTGGCCGCATTTACATTTTTATGATAGTTTTGTGGTACGGGAACATGTCAGCGACGATGCCCCTGGACGGCATACCGTACCTGAGGGCTTAGAAATTGGCCCCTACAAATATGCCGGAGCATCAGCAACCGGATATTTAGAGGACTTGTGCATCGCGATGGCTCAAGCTATTGATGAGGAAGGGACGATCAAGCCGGGAAAGCTCATTGGCGGTATGTATTCGGGGGTAGAGTATGTTGTTGTGGATAACGATGAACGTGGGGCACGTAACCTGAATTTAATATTAAGCAACCTTGTTGCTAAGAATCAAAGTGACGCTGTTATTAGTATATTTATAGCGCCCAAAATATTTACAGAACAGCCGGCAGAAAAGCCAAAACAATTAAAGGTAACGAAACCGAAAGCAGTAAGCACGATTGATGGGTATCGTCCACGAAATAAAAAACTTCTGAGCTACCCTTATAATTTCCTACATGTATGGGGAGGAAACGGTTGTAGTGGAGACTACAGATACGAGCTGTTTTCCACAGAATCCTGCACCTTTAATATGATTGGGGATTTAACATGCAGCCCTACAGTCGTAATTTATCCACAGGATTATAAGGGGGTTGCCATGAATCATATGGAAAAGCTCGTCATTGATGGATACCCTCAATGTACATGGAACGTAGACACCTACAGAGCTTGGCTTGCCAAAAACGGAAATCAAGCAATTATTTCAGGAATTAGTCATGTGCTTGGCGGAATTGGTTCGGTTGGGCAAATTGCTGCTGGGGGAATGGCCGTCGCTGGCGGTGGAGGATTTGGATTGGCCTCTGGAATGTCTCAAATCGGAAGCGGTGTCAGCGGGGTGCTCAATAGCGCAGAGCAAATTGCCAGAGATATTGCACAGGTTTATGAGGTAAGCACAAGGCCCGGCACGGTAAACGGTTCGCAAGGGAGTGCCCCTATCGTTATGTCGAAAGTTATGGAATTTTTCTTTGCTCAAGGCTCCATCACACAGGAATACGCACAGATCATAGACGGCTACTTTGATATGTACGGGTATAAAGTAAATCAGGTCAAACGCCCTAACCTTACCACAAGACGAAGTTGGAATTATGTACAACTTCGCGCCCCTAAAATTGATGGGTCTATCCCGTTTGGGGATTTATCGAAAATAAAACAAATCTTTTCCACAGGGATTACTTTATGGCATGGGCCAAACGTTACCATAGGAGATTATAGTCAACCGAATGGAGTAGTGTAAATGAGCAGAAGAAAAAGAGAAATCGGATTACAGCTGGCATCTCAAAACATCAATAACCGAACATTTTTAGATATTTACACACGATTAAAAAATCTGGCAGTTACTCGTTTTCAATGGAAAAACCTTCCATTAACCTGTGATGCGAGAACGATAGAGATGAGTTTATTTGACCGTGGAAACTGTCTTTATTTTGATGAAGAATTGGTTGGAAATCTGACGTTACCTTGCACATTAAGTGGAGGGTACACCGTGTACGGCATTCCAACAAGGCGACGCCCGTTTTCTATCTCTGAACAACATTCCGTATTTGATTTCCGTGACCCGTCGAACAGTGTAATTATTTTTAATAATTACGCGAGAACGGATACTTCGGAAACTATCATTTTATATAGCTATTTGCTCTATGAAATACGGCGAGCAATTGATGTAAATGTGAAGGGTCAGAAAACTCCTATCCTTTTACGATCCAGTGAGAAGCAGCGCTTGACTCTTCGGAATTTATACATGCAGTACGATGGTAATATCCCCTTTATTTTTGGAGACCCTAACCTAAACTTAAGTGATATGCTGGAAGCCATTCGTACTGATGTTCCTTACGTTTCGGATAAGCTGAAAATCCTATACAATAATATCTACAATGAAGTATTAAGTTTCCTTGGCATAGAGAATGCGAATCAAGATAAACGTGAGCGTTTAGTCGCAGAAGAAGTTGGAGGAAATGACGGTAACGTAGAAGCAAATCGAGAATCATTTTTAGTCGCAAGACAAGAAGCAGCAGAGCAGATAAATGCTATGTTTGGAACCAACATTAAAGTCGCATACCGCTCGAATCTGGATACTAATGTAAACCGTGCCACATTAGGTTTTCCTGTCGGTATGGATATGCTTACTTCACCTGCTATAGTAGATAAGGAAGGGGGCCGTACCAGTGAGTAAGTACACAACCACCTTGCGTTGGATTGTTGACTATTATTGCCAAGGAATTGACCCACCTCCGACAACTCTAAATGCAAAACTGGAAATTGCTTTACCTAAAATTTTCGACTTTGACTTTCCGATTTATGAGGAAGGGCACAGAACTGAGCTGGAACGAAAAATTGTTCTCCATTATTTCAACAAAGAAATCTGTATGGAAACCGTAGCATTATGGAAGCTCTATTTAGAGGAGTCTTTGAATTTAATTATGCCTCCTTATAACGAGTTATATAAAACTCTGGCATGGAAATATGAGCCGTTAACTGATGTTTCCATCAAAGAAGTAATGCAAAAGCAGGAAATTTCAGAAGCAAATAAGCAACATGAATTGGAATTGGAAGGCTCAGAAACAGGTAACTATGAAAACGTTCTTTCCCGTGATCGAAGCGGAAGTACGGATACCACAATGAATGGTACCTCTTCCGAAGATATTTCAGGCACAGGAAAAGAAACGAATGCAACGAACGGTGCCTCTGACAAAACAAACCAGAGCAATGACACATCAAGAAGTACACTGCATGAGACTTCAACTGGTTCTTCCAGTGATGAATTACACTCCGACATTACAACGCACAACGAATCAGAAAATTCAGGAAATGAAAAACAGACAACAGATTCTTCTAGAGAGTTAACGACAAGCGGTACAAGTGACAGTGAAACAACTGCTACAGGAAACAAGACAACTTCAGGAGAACAATTAAACAGCGATTATCCGCAAGCGAAACTGAGCAGAACCGATTGGGCCAGTACAGGAAGCCAAAGTGAAGGAACAGAAAGCACTCGTAACACAGAAAATAAAACAACATCTACAAGAGGAAATGAAAACGAAAGTGCCGAAAGTCAAACCAACATTACAAGAAGCGACAGTGGAACCAGTGACGGAACACAACAACGCGACGATTCTTCAACATCGCAGGCTGAAACAGAACGCGATGTTAGTGAGAATACCACTGTCAACCGTGATGGAAGTGAGCATTCAGAATATGCTGAAACCTTAACAAAAAATTCCGAAACTTCAACGCAGTCTGAGAGCTCTTCCCATTCGTCCACCTTAGCTAAGGATACTACAAAAGAAAGTGAAATCGGAGTCGGCGATACGTCAAAACATAATACCGCAACCAATATAGGAAACGAAGTCTCACACGGAAAAGTAGATACAGGATATACCATTGAACGAACGGGGCTCACTGGAAACCGTAGCTATATCAGCTTAATTCGAGAATATCGAGACTCCATTCTTAACATTGACCGCATGATTGTAGAAGAATTATATGATCTGTTTATGTTAATCTATTAAGGAGGTTTACAATGGCTTACAACTTAGGATTACGTCCCTTTCGCTTTTGGTGTCAACAAGTACTGCCTTTAGTTTATGATGATAGTCTGTCCTATATGGAACTGCTATCCAAAGTCATCTATCGCTTGAATGAACTCCAAAAGAAAACACAGGAAGGGTTTGACAACCTCTCTGATGATATTGATTCCATTCGAGCAGAATTACAAGAAATATGGGATAACATTCCTACCGATATCTCCGACATGGTAAATAAGCTAAAGGAAGAAATCGAAAAGGAAATTGCTCTTATCGACGGAAAGGTTCAAGAGCAATTCAACGAATTAGAAACCCAGCTCAACGCAAAAATAGAAGAGGGAATCGCATCTAATACAGAAGCGCTTGACGAATTGCGCACTGAATTACGACAAGAAATTCAAGAAAGTGAAAGCGCGCAAAATACCAAGATTGACGAGATCAAGCGAAATCTTGAAGCAGCTAATCAGGAATTTCAAACGTCCATTACAAATCAAATCAATACGTTAGAAACGTATATGAATAATTATTTTAATAATCTGGATTTGAGCGAAGAACTAGATAATGCACTTGACCGTATGGTGACTGATGGTAGTCTTGGTGACATTGTAAAGCCGTATTTATTTTCTATGCTTACACCGGAATTCGTTGACTCCGAAGCTGCTATGACAGACACGTCGAAAGTGTATATCCTTACCACAAACAATCACATATATCAATATAGAAATGGAACTTGGGTAGATACAGGATTGACATATGGATATGCACCTAATACTATGGAAGGCTACGGTGCGGATTTTACCGACGCATCTATTAAATATCCTGATTTGAATTCTCTCGTCCCAAACCGCATCTACTATTACAATCAAAATCAAACCATAACGCACGCACCTTACGAAAATTTTAAGGGTCGAGTGATTGTGTTTTCTTCTGATGTAAACTCAAATTTTTCCACGCAATTTGCTATTGATTCTAATACGAATACCTTATACATTCGTCAAAAAATTAACGGCACATTCGGACAATGGACATCATTTTTGAGTGGAAACTCTGATGACTCGTTTGTTAATTATACCCCCGAAGGGCATAATGCTAACGTGTTTATTAAAAGCGGATTTTACATTCTTTTAAATGAACCCTATACCGGAATACCTACAGGTCTTCCTGAGGGAAATAAACTTCTTTTGGCATTCAAAAACAAAAATAATCTTGTATATCAAATTCTATTTATGGCAGCAGAACAAACTGCAACCTACATTCGCTTTCAGGGTGCCAATGGTACATGGAGTAATTGGTTTACATTAACTGCGGATATTTCACAGTTAGAAACCCAAGTCAATCAACTGACTACAAAAATGGAAGCTGCTGAAAATAACATCACAGCAATTCAAGCAAAGAACACGCAGCAGGATACCTCCATCAGTGCAGCACAAGATTCTGCCACACAGGCTGCCACAACCGCAGCATCAGCCTTAGCCAAAGCCGAGGAAGCACTCGAAAAAATCAGCGGTGGAGGTGTGGATTTAGATTCCATGAAATGGGAGCTTGCTAACGCGTTTTTTGGAAGCGATGCCGTCATTGATGATACTGGGGTATTAAACGCATTCTCTTGGGACTATATCGGAACCAACCGGCAGTACCAAATCACCGAAAATGCAACTTCAAATTCAAATATTGACCCGTTGCCTGGTCCATCGCCATTTCAGGGCCTCGTTCTTTCCTTCGGCCCATATACGACACCTGCCCCTGACTTTGCCAAAGATACGCAAATTAACAGTCAGGACAATACGGTACTATACTTCAATTATGGGGAGAGTGCTTTATATATGGTAACTCGCCGCATGTCCAATGGAATCTATAACAAGCCTGAATTGTCTGCTTGGGTAAAAATCGGTGGAGGAGGCGGAGGAGAGGTTACTTTACCGAATGATGTGATGCGTGCTGGTATTGCTGGAAACATAACCGAACCGGTCGATTTGTTCGAATTACAACCAAACCGTATCTATTATATCAGTGGAACTACAGTAACAAACGGCCCAATTGAAACAACAATTACCGGATTTGTATCTATTTTTACATCATTACGCTCAGCTACGCCTGGTGCAGGCATGATTCTGTTAAATAATGGAAGTAGTTTTTATCTTGGGAGACGAACCTCAACGACCGCTACTCCATTATGGATAAAAATTCCAAACGAAAATTCGGCTGCCTGTATGAAATCTCAAGTGCTTACAGCAAATTCAGACTGCGACGCTATTTTGATTCACTCGGTTAATCGAATAGATTCAAACGCCATTGGATCAATAAAAAATAAACCCCCCGGAGCAAATTTAACGTCCACACTATTAGTATTCCCTGTATTTGATAATAGTATGCAGGGGTGCGTACAGATATTTATTTCCGAAAACGTAGGTGTATGGATTCGAAGGGCTACCTCATCTACATTTCAGTCATGGATAAAATTATACCCAGCTGACGGCTTAATGATATCTTCAACTTCTTCTGTTGTAGAACTAAACAATTATACAACACAAGGATCATTTCGGATTTCAGCGTCCACCTTGCAAAACGCATTGCACGCACCCAACGGAAAAACAACGGGTGGAGCGCAATTGGAAGTATTTTGCTCTGATACGTATATTGTCCAATTATTTGCACAACCTAAATTTTACGCAATTCGTTTTAGAGATTCCACATTATGGAATGATTGGGTAAATTTATCTGGTAATTCGTCCAATACCTTAACAATAAATCCGAATGTAGTTACAAACAATATTCAAAATTTAACAGAAAATTTAGATACGATTACATTCGGTTCCGAAAGTGTTAGGGTTAACGATTTATATGGGTCTACTACAATCAATGGAAAGTCCGCACAAATACGCATTAGTGATTCGTCGGTTACGGCATCAAATACAATATCTCAACTCCTATATTTAGCAAAAGAGAGCAACTCCGTTGTTGGTTTTTTATCACTAATGGCTAAAGGTATTCCAGAAACAGGTTTTGCTAATTTAGTCCCCTATAACGGTAATGGATTTGTTTTTGGCGGAAGTTTTCAAGACTATATCAATAATTTAACTACAGTCAATTTTAACAGTATGCCTAAAAAATGCGCTACCCTTGCTGATCTGCAATCCGTTTCTATTTCTAACTCGCCCTCAGGTGTTTCAAAATCAGAAGTAAACGGAACCCTTTTTACGGTAAACAATATAGAAACCTACCCTATGTTACAAATCTTTTTCTATTACAAATCAAACTCTGTTTTAGAAATATATGCAAGGGGAAATTTTCAAAGTACATGGTACGGGCCATTTACAGTATAAATAAAAGAGGCTATATGCCTCTTTTGTTTATATCTATATGGTCTTTATTTTGCCCTCTGATAATGCGCGATACATTTTTCGATCACCTCCATTGCTTCATATAATTCGTCCGCTTTCTCATATCTCATTTCTTTATTCAGCAAATTGTCTGAAAATACTTCTCTCAAATAACTGTTTACCGCTTTCGAAATTACCATGTAAGCTACTGTTGTTGTCATTTTATTTATCCTCCTTAAAAATAATCTCGCTTAATACCAATTCGCTTCCTCTAAAAACCTCAATAATATAACGTTCCGTCCCTACCAATGGTATTATTATATACCCATTGGTTAATTCATCAACTATAGCGTCAGGATATGCTGCTAATTTAACACTTTGTAAAAATTTAATCTCATTTCCTTTATAGTTGCCCTTGTATTCCTTACAGCAAAGCACTAATCTTTCTTTTAGTTCTTGCATTTTACACCTCCCTATCAAAGAATGTTTGCTCTATCTCTTCTGTAAAAAATTCTTCTTTTTCTATGCGCTTATGCATTAAACAATACATTTCATAAAACTGCTGACACGTTATTTCCTGCCCACTTATTAACACAGCCAACTCTAACGTTTCCTTATAATAAGGGTCCATTACTTCTATAACATCACTATATTCCAATAAAGCACCATTTTTATTGCGTATCAATTTTTCAAAATAAAAAACATTTCCAAAATGATTTTTATGTTTATTACAATAAAAATCATAAATTTCTTGAGACGTTAAATTTTTATCCAACAAAGGAGTTATGAAATCTACATACATATTCTTCTTTATTAGATTAAAAGATATTTTCGCACCTAACGCATTTTTAATCATTTCCATATTCTTATTCATCTTCATACCTTCCCTTTCCGCGCCTCTCGGCTACTTCTCTTATACGTATACTATATTATAACATAACTTTGTATTATGTACAACTCCTTTTTTAAATTTTGTAGACGATAATTTTGTTTTATGTAAAAGTGTAATTTTTGTAAACAATTTTGACTGTTCTATAAATCGCTAAATTGATTTTACAGGGAGAACAAGTTTTGTCTTACAGGGGAACCAAAAATTGTTTTCTGATTCGGGGGGGTCCCA